CAGGAGGTTCTGTGGTTCTCCCCGTTCAACCATCCGCATGAAACTCTCATGCGTTTCCGTTGGCAAAATGCAGTCTTCCACGGTCTGTGGGCGGTACTTCTCAACCCAAAGACCCTTCACGGTTTCAGTTGTAGTCACGAATCAAGCCTCGTAGGTAGAGTCAGCGTTCAGAGCAATCCAATAAGTCAGCGGTTCATTCTTGTTGGAGAAGGACGAAACAACCTTCTCGGAAATGGCAACGGTGTAGTCGCCAGGCAGGATCTTCAGGTTTTCCACATCAAAGATGAACTCAAATGTGGCTCCCGAAGTGTTGTCACCCACCACAAGAGAATAGAAGTTGGAGGTCACATCACCCTTGTCCGTGGCGGCAAGTTCAATCTTGGAACCGTCAGCAGACGAGCGGACGCACAGGTGTCCAACCTGAAGCACAGACGCTGCCTTGATGATGTCCGCGAAATCCTTTGCGGTGAGGTCAAACTGCACCACGGGGGACGGCATGGCGATCTTCTTGCTTGTGGAAGTCACCAACTTCGGGTCGCAGTAGTAGTATCGCACACTGGACTTGCCACTCTTCACCGTGATGTAGTTCTCCTCAAACACGAACTCTGGATCCTTGAACAGGCTCACGGTGCCAAGGAACTTGTTCAAGTCCCAAATGGCAAACGACTTCGTGAAAGTCTCGCCAACCTTGGCTTCCGCAAGAATGTTCTTCGTGGACGACAGAGTGTTCAGGGTGTTGCCCTCGTTCACGATGATGCCAGAGTTGATAGACGCGAAGTTCTTGAGTATTTCAAGAGTCCGCTTTGAGATGGTAGTGGAATTACTCGTCATTGTCTTCGTACTCGTCATAATTAAAGTCCTTTCCTCTTGCGTTCAGATCGTTCATGTAGTCCTTGAGTTGCTGCTTTTCATCGTGTCGCCTCGCGCTCTTGTGCTTGCGCTCTACGCTTTTACGCGCCTTTCTCGCACTAGGGTCGCGGTCGTATTCGCTCCAGTCATTGCTTCTGCTCATTTCAGAAATCTCCGATGTCCTCAATCAAGTTGCGTAGTCCCTTCTCAATCATGTAGTTCAGTATCTTGGCGCGAGAGGGTGTAAAAGGTTTATTCCACTCCGATTCAATTCTTTCTTCGTACTCCGCAGGAATGTGCAGCAAGTCAATCAGAGTCTTGTTGCGATTCCAATTAGCGGAATACTTTGTCGGAATATTGCCTGTATCGGCGTAGAACTCCAAGATTTCTTCCATGCGCTTCTTCGTCACAGGCTTCTGTCGCTTGGACTCGTCCACGAATGAATCATCATCAGAAAGAATGTTTGGAACACCATCGGAAGAGTCTCCCTTGATGATGTGTTCAAGCAGATACTGCTTGGGATTCTCTACCGTGATGAACTTCTTCAGCAGGGGAGAATACTGATCCACGCCTGTGTGAAGTTGCAGTTGACCAAAGTCCTTGTCTCCGCTCAAGATGAGAACTTTCTCGGTGGGAGCGTATCGCTTCGTCAGGAATGCAATGATGTCATCGGCTTCACATCCCTGCACGATCATGTTCCTGTACGGGAAGTTTTCCGCGACTTCATCGCGGATGGTGTTGATGATGCTGTAGAATCGCTCCCACTGCTCGGGGTTTTCCTTACGATCAGCCCTACGCTTTGCCTTGTATAGTGGGAAGAAATCGCGCCGCCAAGATGCACCGCCATCTTGACAGATAACCAATTCTCCGTACTCGCGGAAGAACTTCTTGCGGTACATACGGTAGGTATTCAGCACCATATGGCGCACAAGGTGTTCGTCAATTGCACCAATGTCCCGTTGCTGTGCAAAGATGGAGGACATCAGAACCTGTGTGTTGTCTACGAGAATCATTACTGTACCTGTAGAATGAGGCAGTGCTTGTTCACACGACCTGTTGGTATTCCTGCCTTCGTCTTCACGCCGTTGAGGTAACGCACCGCAGCGGTAAAACTCTTTCTGCATCCATCGGAATTCTTCACAAAGTCTTCAGGCTTGCGGACAGTCTTTTCAAAAGACTTTGCGGAATCGAATCCCATGATCGTAGACCCCTTCACGGACAGTCCGCTCTTGGGTTCTACTGCCACGAAAACCGTAGCCTTGTTGTTCTTTGTGTTGAACATGATGAAGCCTTGTGACCCAATGATATCACTTGCTTTCGCAGAGTCAACACCAAATGTCTCACATCTTGGCAAGAACTTCAATCCCTTGATCTGTGTCTGTACGCTCTTGGGTTTGCGCTTACGGGGCTTGCGAGAAGCCTTCAGAACACCAAGGCGGTCATTCAAATTACGAATGGCTTCCTCGAAATATTCTACAAGGGTCTTCAGGCTCTTGGGTTTTAGATATGAGTATCCTTCAACCAAGTCTGCATCCGTCTTGTCGTGCGCTGCCTTCAGGTCAGTGTAAGACTGCTCTAGACGGTGGAGTGCCACCGTAGCCATAGGCTTGTTTAGATCAGCCCCCTTGATCCAGTCCATGAGGGGATTGGGCTTCTTCTTGGTCGCCATAACGCTCTCAATGGCAGTATCAAGCACAGGCTCAAGAGTGGTCAGCATCTCATTTGCCTTGGCTTCAATCCGATCCTGAACCGTTACCCGCTCGGTCGGCTCCTTGGGAACGCGCTTCCGTGCATCATCAAGCAGTTCATCCACATTCTTGCGGATAAACTCCCGCTGCTTGTCTGTGAGGGGAAACCCGCGACTGGCGCAGCGGCAGTACGGAGAGATCATCTTTAGTGAATTTTTAGATGCACGGGACACCAGTTTTGCGTTCTCGTCACAACCCTCCGCAGTTAGCCACTCCACAATCCACTTCTTCGCGGCAGACGAATTGAAATTCTGCCGATACCAGTGGAGAGACTTTTCCAAAAGCAGATCGGTGTCTGCGTCTTGAGGAATGGCTGTGAAGTCAGGCTCATCGCCTCCCGAAAGAATGCTGCGAGCGCGTTCGTTGGACAGTTTCCGACTCATGGTTAGCATAGTTTGCTGAAGTTGTTGACCTTCTTGTAGGTCAAAATATTTTGGAACTTGTCTAGCAGTTGATCCGACTTGTGGGAAATCACGAATATGTTGTTCGAACCGCCCATGCTCTGTAGGATCTTGATGACCTCTTCAGTACCCACGGCATCCAAAGAAGAATCAAATACCTCGTCCAAGATGAGAAGGTTCGTGTTTGCACTGTTCTTCATTCTAGCAATGTCTCGCCATGCTAGCAAGAGGGACAGGTCGATTCTCAATTTTTCACCCTCACTGAAATTATCATACGAAAATTCATCGCGGTGGCGGCTCTTGATTATTTCATTGAAGTCCTCGTTCAGCGTGAACTGCGCGAAGAAATCCATTGAAATCAAATACTTGTTAATGATTTTGTTCAGAGCAGGAATGTATTTACGAATAATCTTGCGCTTGATTCCGCTGTCCTTCAGCAGCACCGTGGCAATCTCCATCGTGTGAAGATCCTCCACGAACTCCTTCCGCTGTGCTTCCGCGCCCTGCTCTTCGGTCTGTAGAGCAGCCATGCTGTCACGCTCGGTCTGCACCGTTCCCTTCTCCTCTTCGGTCTTGCGGGAAAGATCCTGCAACTGCTTCATGTACTTCTTGGAAGAGGCAATAGCAGAATCCGCCTTGTGGGACTCCTGCTTCTTGGATTCAATCAGGGACAGAACCTCTGTGGACTTGTCCAACTTGGTTCGTGCATCCTCAAGCATCGTCTGCATTTTTTGAAGTGCCGTGACCAACTCAATCTCACGGGAGTCCTTCTTGGAGATCATGTCCTGACGGAATTCATCAGGCAATCCGTGCTTGCACACAGGACACTCCTCGTTCTGTTCATAGAAGGACTTCTCCTCCTGAACCTTCTTCACACTAGACTGCATCTGCTTTCGCAGGGCAGTCATCTGCGAGATGGAGTCACGCTGCTTGTCCACCGATGCCACGCTCTCTGCAAGCGCAGCAATCTCGCTTTGTAGGTTAGCCTTCTTCTCAAGCAGTGCCGTGAGTGCCGTCTGCTCTTCCGCCAGAGACTTGTTGTACGATTCCAACTGACTGTCGGACTTTTCCTCAATCTTGGCGATCATGTCCGCCTTGTGTTCTATCTTTAGTTTGAGGGTAGAAATCTGCGACTCCACGCCACGCAGTTCTTCCTTCGTGGAGGAGATGCGATTCTTCAGAGCCTCGTTCATCTTGGAGAACACATCAATATCCAACAGGTTCTCCACGATGTTGCGGCGATCAGCAGCAGGAAGCCGCATGAACGGCACATAGTTCGTGGAGCCAAGAATCACAACCTGACAGAATGTCTTGTAGTTCATCTTGAGGATTTGCCCCTCAAGAATGGCTTGGTAGTCCTTCGCGTTAGCCGTCTGCTCAACGGTCTTGCCGTCCTTCTCAATCGTGAATACCTTCGGAGACAGCCCACGAACCACCTTGTATGCGTGTCCGTTCATGGTGAACTCAATCTCCACCACGCAGTCCTTGCCGTTGATGGAGTTTACGATCTGCGGCAGATTGATGTTTCGGAACGGCTTGCCGTACAGCACAAAGGTCAGGGCATCCAACATGGTGGTCTTGCCCGCACCATTCTCACCGCAAATGAGTGTGGTGGAGTGCTTGTCCAACTGCACTTCCGTGAAATAGTTTCCCGTGCTTAGGAGATTCTTCCATCGTATCTTGTTGAATGTAATCATGGCTTGGCACTCTCGTTTGCAATGCACTCCGCATACAGTTCACGCACAAGCGTCTTCAGTCGCTTCGGATCGGAGATATTCTGTAGGGCTTCAATCTCCTTGTTGATGATGCTGATCGTGTCTTCGCTCAAATCCACCGTTTCGCTGTCCCCGCCGCTCTGATCCGCTTGCAGGTCTTCCACAATCGTGACCCCGTGTGGGCTAGTGGAGTACACCGAATCAACGAACTTCTCAAACAAATACGGCTTCGTCTTCTGCTCCACGATGATGCGAACAAACTTGCCCCGTGTCCGCTCTTCGTCCACCTTAATATGGGTAGTCTCACTCACCTCGCTGTCATCGTAGCGAATCTGCGTGAAGATCGTATACGGATTCTTGACGAACTCCAATTCATGAGTTTCGGTGTCGAAAATATGGAATCCCTTCTTGTCACCGTAGTCATTCATGGTGATTTGGTAGGGACATCCCAAATAGTGGATGTTCTCGCGTGAATGACGAGTATGGAAGTGTCCTGTGTACACAGCCTTGAACCGCTTGAATGGCTCGGGACTCATGCCACCGTCAAACGGTGTGTTCCGCAGCACCTGATAGCCGTTCAGTTCAAGGTGACCACAGAGGATTTGGGCAGGAGTTTCCGCAATAAACTTCAGGGATTCCGCTTCGTTCTCCTTGTTGATCCACGGCAGCAGCGCAATCGGTGTGCCGTCAAACTCAACGGTGGTTGGCTTGTCATACACCACGAACTTGTCAGAGAACAATTCCTGAAGCGAGTTCACCTCGCTCTTGTTCTTGAAGAAGATGTCATGATTTCCGAGAATGCAGTGCATGACTGCACCGCTCTCTTCAAGCCGCTTCACAAAACCGTTACGGACAGCATTCAGCGTGAGGAAGTTCACGAACTTGCGGCGATCAAGAAAATCGCCCATGTGAATAATGGTGGTGATGCCTTCCGCTTCGATGCGAGGAAAGAACACGCGGTCAAAGAACCGCATGAAGTGTTCCATGAATACAGGGGAATCATTACGCGCACCAAAGTGCGTGTCCGTCACGATGGCAATCTTCACTTCTTCTTGCCTTTCTTTGAAACCTT